AATCTACAACACTACAACTGATGGTGGTTCAAACACTACAGATGCTGTAGCCGTTTTAGATTTTGGTGGTGACAAGACTGCAACTTCTGGAACATTTACAATTCAGTTTCCAGCTTTCACAACTTCAGCAGCAATATTAAGATTAGCATAATAATTATGGGAGCCCGATTCAGTGACAACAAAAACATTTACTGTTACAGTAGCTAACCCTGGATCGGGCAACAAATATTATTTAGACGGAGTTTTACAAGCTACTGTATCTTTAGCTTATGGAGCTACCTATCGTTTTGATCAATCAGATTCTTCAAACGCAAATCATCCTTTAAGATTCTCAACTACCTCTGATGGTACACACGGAGGAGGCTCAGCATATGTACCTGGTATTACAATAGTTGGAACTCCAGGTTCCTCTGGAGCATATACAGAATTTTTTGTATCGGAAGTTGGTCCGCCAGCAACAATGTATTATTATTGCTCAAACCATTCAGGCATGGGCGGTTCTGCAAACTTAACATCAAATTCTTGGGGTGGTTTATCTTGGGGTAATGGCACTTGGGGTGATCAAGGTCATATTGATATATCAGCAACAGGACAATCTTTAACCTCAAGTATTGGAACTTTACAATCAGTAACAGGAAACGCTGACATATCTCCAAGTGGTAATCAAATAACTTCATCACAAGGAACTTCTGTTGGAGGGACTTCTGCATTAGTAACAGTTACAGGAATTTCACAATCTATGTCAGTTGGTCAAGTCACATCTGGAATAGGTGCGCTTACAACTGGATCCTCTATGTCTTCAAGTATTGGATCAGTTACTATTGACGAATCTTCACTTACAGGTGCTGGATGGGGAAGAGCAAGTTGGGGTGAATTTGCATGGGGTGTAAATTATTCAGTAGCACTTACTGGACAAAGTTTAACATCCTCTATGGGTGAAGAAACAGGATTTACAGATGTTACAGTATCAGCGACAGGCCAATCCTTAACATTAACACAAGGCTTAATTTCATTAGTTGGAGATTTTGGAGTTGTTGTAAATGCAGCAGAGGATCAACTAGACTTGACTATAGCAAGTGTTACTACCACTGCGGATGCTAATGTAACTCCTTCAGGAAATTTATTATCTGGATCAATAGGTCAAGTAGTGCCTGAGCCTAAATTTGTTGCAGAAGTCACGGGAATACAAGGAACGTTTAGTATAGGAACAATATCTCTAGAACAAACTACAATTGAGACAGTCACAGGACAAACTATGACAATGAGTCTTGGAGAAGAAGAACAAGCAAATGTTTACCCTGTTACAGGGTCTTCAATGACAGGCACTGTGGGATCTGTTACTGTTGTAGGTGAGGCAGGAATAGACGTTTCAGGCATACAAATGACAGGTTCTGTGGGAAGCCCTCTAATAACTGCTTGGGCAGAAATAGATTTAGGAGTATCAAATAGTTGGACAGTAGTTGATTTAGCTGCCTGATTAATGTAAAATACAAATTATTAAGGAGAATTTTTTATGACATCAAGTTACTCAAGTGATCTTAAATTAGAACTTATGGTAACCGGTGAAAACGCTGGTACATGGGGTGATAAAACAAACACAAATTTAAATTTAATTCAACAAGCTGTAGCAGGATTTGAACAAGTAACTTTATCAAGTGGTGGAACAGTAGCACTTGTAATGTCAGATGGTGCTATATCAAACGCAAGAAATTTAGTTATTAAATTTGCGACTGCAACAATTGCAGCTAGCACAGTTTGCACAATACCTGATTCAATTGAAAAATTTTATATTTTTGATGCAACGGGTTTAACAAATCCTTCTAACCTTACCATTAAAACTGCATCAGGAACAGGATTTACTTTAGATCAAGCAAAAATTTACGCAGCATATTCTGATGGAACAAACTTAAATGAAATTTCACTAGACACTCTAGGTGGAACAGTGGCTGCTGCAAACATTACGGGAACTATTGGTACATCTCAAATTGCAGATGATGCTGTTACTTACGCAAAAATTCAAGACACCACAACTGCAAACAGAGTATTAGGAGCTGCATCAGCTGGTGCAGTTGGAGAAGTTCAAGTTGCAACAGATATGATTGCAGATGACGCTGTCACTGCAGACAAACTTGCAGATACTTCAGTTTCTGCTGGATCTTACACGACAGCTGACATTACTGTTGATGCACAAGGAAGAATTACATCAGCTTCTTCAGGAAGCGGAGGAGGTGCAACTCTTTTTAGATTTTCAGGAAATAGCGGATCAGGAAACTTCACGACACAAGCTAACTCAACTTTTATGGGTGCCTTTATGGTGAGTGGCGGTGGCGGAGGAGGCGGAGGCGGAGGTGCCAACTACATCTTCGGAGGAACTGGTGGGTCAGGAGCTTATGGCTACTGGAACTTAGCTGTTCAAGGATCTACTGCTTATGCTTACTCAATCGGAGCTGGAGGAAGTGCCGGAGTCTATAATAATAGTTATGGTTGGGGAAACGCTGGAGGAGCAGGAGGATCCACGACTTTAGCTTACAATGGTGGAACCGCTACGACCAACGGAGGAAATGGAGGTGCCGGTGCACAAAACCAAAGTGCAAATAATGGTAATAGTGGAAATGCTGTTAGTCCAACTTTGAATTTCGGATCTCCTGGAAATAGTAATTTTGGATTAATTACTGGTGGTGAATCTGGTACTAGAGGACAAATGACTTCAAACGGTGGCACTGGAGGCTCCGGAAGATTAGTTATAATGGAAGGTTAATATGGCAAGTTTTATTTTTAATAAAGATCAATCAAAAACTCATCAGGCTCTTTTAAATATTTGTGAAAATGATAATGATTTACAATATTATCCTTCAAACGAGCATGCTGATATTGTTACAGTAAGTAACGAAGATTTTTTAAAAGTTAAAAACTGCAATTATTCTATTGAATCATATGATGGAACTAACTTTACGTGGTTTGATCATACTGCATCAAGTCCAGTTCCTATTGAAGATAGAGATAAAAAAGAAATTTTAGCTGATTATCTTACTTCAATAAAAGATCAAATAGATGAATGGTTAAAAGAATTTCCTAGCCATGCTAAAGCTTCTGAATGGCAAACGTATAGAGATTATTGTCATAATATAGATTTAGACTCATTAACTTTCCCCTTAAACAAATCTTGGGAACAGTATTGTGCGGATAATTCTGTATCTTATAAAAATATATTGGAATTACCTTCAAAATAAATTATAACATTTTTAATGTTATATAACACAATAGAGTTTAGTGCTCCTAAAAATTATTTAGATTTAAAGGAAGATTTACCAACACCAGTAAAAACAAATCTACCATCATGGTATAAAAAGTTATCTAATCAAGATGATGACATGACTGTTAAAAAATGTATGCCTTTTTTAGAAACTTTAACTTCTGGATATTTATTAAAATTACCTTTGGATATTAAAATAAAACACAATGCTAAAAATAATGAGGGTCAAAGAGAAACTGTTTTTAGTGTTGGTCCAAATCAACATTTGACAGAAACTGCAAATCTAAATTATCAAGCAGATCACCATAGTGTATCGCAAATTGCAAATTCACCTTTTGTTAAAAAAAATTTAAATTTTTCAATATATAAAATTAAAAATCCATGGAAGATAAAAACACCTAAAGGTTACTCTTGTTTGTTTGTACCTCCTTTAAATAACAGGGATGACAGATTTGAAATTTTTTCAGGTATTGTAGAAACTGATAGACATCCAGTAGAAATAAATTTTCCTTTTTGTATTAATGGTGATAAATATCCTGTGTTAGACACAACACTTGAAAAAGGCACTCCTTATGTTCAAATAATACCTTTTAAAAGAGAAGCCTGGAAAATGAAAATTTCTGAAAATAAAAATCTTGTAAAAAAAGTTTTTTCTTTTGAATTAGTATTTCAAAAATTTTATAAAAATAAAATTTGGAAAAAAACAACATGGTTATAATATGAAGTTTATTCAATACGAAGATGGTTCGTGTGATATAAAATTTACTGACGAAGAGGTTTCTGTAATAAAAGAAAAACAAAAGTTGCATATGAATAGCACGTCATTGAGGCATTTTGGAAATAATTTAATGAGAGTGGTTGTGGAATTGAATAATTTGTTACCTGAAAAAGATAAATTTATGGAAACTTTTAGCCCTGAAGTGAATACTCAAAATGATACAGATACAAAATAATTTTTTATCAAATATTGATTTTGTAAAAATAGAAGACCTTTTAAATCACATTCAATGTAATTTAAATGTAACTACAAAAAAACTTTTTATGTACCATATATTTTACCATGAAAAAATTTGTAGTCCTTTTTTTCATATTGTGAAACCCTTAGTGCAAGATGTTTCAAAACTAGAAACTATGATATTATATGTAGTACCGCCCACAGCAAAAAATGAAAAAATATTTGAAGACACAGATAAGCCATTAGAAATAAAAAATAATATTACATCTTTATATTTTATAAATTCAAATAATGGGTATGTTAAATTTTTTGGTTTAGATGATATTTACCCAGAACAAAACAAACTATTTACATTTGATTCTAACTTTAAAATAAATAACTATACTTGCACTAACGCAATATTTAAGGCTTTTATACGGGTAGTTAACACTAAATAAAATAAATGGTATAATATAATATGCCCTTAACAAAAGTAGATATAGCCCCTGGATTTAATAAACAAGTTACTCAAACTGGTGCACAAGGAAAATGGACTGATGGTGACTTTGTTAGATTTAGGTATGGACTACCTGAAAAAATAGGTGGTTGGGAACAAATTTTAGAAAGCACTTTAATAGGAGCAGCAAGAGAACAATTTATTTGGGCAGACTTAGACGGAAGAAAATATGCTGCAATAGGTACTAATAAAATTTTAGCTATTTATTATGAAGGAGCATTTTTTGATATAACTCCATTAGGCACAGCTTTAACAGGATGCACCTTTGATACAGTTAATACTTCAGCAACTGTTACTGTGAATAAAGCGGCACATGGTTTAGAGCCTGGAGATATATTTTTATTTTCATCTGTAACACCTCCAACAGGGGCAGGTTATGTTGCATCTGATTTTGAAACAAATCCTTTTCAAGTAGTTACTGTTCCAGGGAGTGATGAATTTACTATTACAATGGCTAGCGCAGCAGGGACAACGGTCAACGGATCAGGCTCAGCCACAGTTACTCCATATATTAAACCAGGTGCTTTAGGTTCTACATTTGGATTTGGTTGGGGAACAGGATTATGGGGCGGTGGCCAACAAGTATTTAGTACATTGAATGGAGCATTATTAGATGACACTGCTGGAACTGGTGGGTCAGGAACATCAATTACTTTAGCATCTACTTCAGGATTTCCAAGCACAGGAACAATAAAAGTAGGCGCAGAATTTATTTCATATACTGGTATTTCATCAAATGATCTAACTGGCATTACGAGAGCTGCTGCTGGAACAAGATCTGCACATTCGAGTGGTGCAGGTGTTGAGGTGTTTACAGGTTGGGGTATTGAATCATTATCTCAAACTTTAACAACGGATCCTGCATCTTGGTCACTAGATAATTTTGGTGAACAACTAATTGCAACAATTAAAAATGGTCAATCTTTTTCTTGGAATCCTATTAACTCTGATTCTAATGCTTTAAACACAAGAGCAACAATAATTTCAAATGCACCGACTG